CCTATTTCTATAGACACTCGTACTCTCTTCGCACTTATGCAAAATTCTCATCTCCTCCTGAATATGAATCCAAGACTACTTCCAAAGGTTATTTCTTTAACGCCTTCGCAACCTGGTCCCGCACTGTAACACATCACATCAAACAGTATGCACTCCCGTTCTCCCCCGAAAATCTCACCCCAACGCAGATCACCGAACGACTCCGCTCCTTCTTCATTGAACATGGAACTATGCTTTTCACTCGCAATCACATCTCCGAAAGATATGGCAATCTCAAACAACGCCCTGTCTACGCTATGGACACTCTTTTCCTCCATCTCGAAGCTATGATATCCTTTCCTCTTCATGTAATGGCTCGCTCCGTCAACTCCGGACTCATGTACTCCTACGAAACAATTCGTGGCGGCTGCTCAAAAATGGACTCTCTAGCCCGTTCTTATGCCTGCTACTTATGTATCGATTGGTCCTCCTTCGACCAACGCATGCCCTGGATCATCGTCGACACTTTCTTTACTGTCTTCCTCCCTTCGCTGTTAATTGTTAATCATGGCTACCAACCCACTCACGAATACCCCGTCTACCCTGACCTTACTTCCGCTGACATGGCATCCCGACTTTTCAATATTATCTGTTTTCTCCGACTCTGGTACTATAACTGCGTCTTCCTCACCGCTGATGGATTCGCTTATGTACGCCGCTTCGCTGGCATCGCATCTGGTATGCTTAACACCCAATACCTTGACTCGTACTGCAATCTCTTTATCCTCATCCACGCTCTCTATCACTTTGGCGCTACCGACGAAGATATCCACAACCTTCTCATATTTGTTATGGGCGACGACAACGTCATCCTAGCTAATTGGTCTCCGCAACGACTCTATGCTTTCTTCATCTTCCTAGAAACCCACGCTCTCTCACGCTTCAATATGGTTATTTCTTCGAAAAAGTCTATCTTTACTACCTTCCGATCCAAAATCGAAATGCTTGGCTATCAATGCAACAATGGCAACCCTCTCCGGTCCATCGACAAACTAGTTGCTCAGCTATGCTTTCCCGAACACGGATTCGTCCCGAAACACATGTCTTCACGTGCTATCGGTATGGCTTACGCCGCTGCTGGTCAGTCTCCAACTTTTCACTCATTTTGTGAATCAGTTTATGCTCTCTATCTTCCTGACGCTTCCCTCCCACTCTCTCGTTATGATATATCTCGAAATATGCCCACCGCTCCTCTCGACTATCTTACAGAAATCGAACTTAGTAATTCAATTCCACACACCAACTTCCCTACCATCCATGAGGTCTCAAACCTCTACGCCCGCTGGCAAGGCGAATTACCCTCCCACCACAAGTGGAATCCTGCACACTTCTACACTCCTCCTGGAGTAACTCCACCCTCTTCAGTGACATTAGAAGAACATATGGCCGAACATGGCTTATGTTTTCCAGACATCCAACGTCTGTTCTAACTGCGCGCTCGGAACTTTACCTCCGTGTCGTTTATGTTCTAGTATTTTAAATTAATTGACTCTTTCCGTCATTAAAAAAATAATACGAAAATTTTCAAAAAAAAAAAAAAAAAAAAAAAAAAAAAAAAA